TCGCAGAGTGCTGCACTGCTCGAGGCCGCTGCAGCCGCGCCAGTTACACGGGCCATGCTTGAAACGATTGAGCTATGGCACCCGTCGATGGCGAGCTCAGTTCGATTGGTCGTTGATGAGGTCAATCTCATTGCTACCTTGGAAATCGATGCACCACGCAACCCAGGGGAGACGGTTACCTTCAAGGCCTGCTATATGGTGATCGAGAAACCGGAGGAGTCGGACAAGGCGGCGACACCTGAGGTCACGATTCGCATCGACAACGTGAGCGGAGACATCGCGGATGTCCTCGACACCGCTCGCGAGTCATCAGATCCATCGATCAGAGATGCGACATGGCAACTCATCGAACGCGTGTACGCCTCGGACGATGCGACCGGCCCTGCCGTCTTGCCTACGTTCAAGTTGACACCGATCCGTGTCGCCATGCAGGGAGCAAGCGCGCTTGTCACCGCTGCCTATCGGCCATCGGTTAACACGAGCATCCCAGCGATTACGTTCACGCCTGAGAAGTACCCCGGGTTACTGCAATGAGCACGCACTGGGCGCTGAAGTACATCGGCCTTAGCTACCGCGAGGTCGGCATGTGCTGGGGTCTAGTGCAACGTGTCTGCCTGGAGCGGCATGGCATTGAGATGCCTGCAGTCGTGATCGGATCCACTGCGTCGCAGGTCGGGGCCATCAAGAAGGCTTCACGCGTGTCGGGTTGGCGTCGGCGTCGCCTCGAATTCGAGGGCCGAGACGGCGACATCGTTGTGATGACGGGCCCCGACGGGCCACACGTCGGCTTCGCTGTGCACGTCGACGGTGAACTCGGCTTGCTGCATGCCAGGTACAAAGGCGTCTGCTTCGATCCGTGGCCCGAGTTGCGGCTGATGGGCTTGCACACATTCGAATTTTGGAGGCGGTCACCGTGAACGACATCGTCGCGACAGAAGTCGCTGTCAGCCATTCCGTCGCACCGTTCGGACGCGATGCGTCGACGTGGTTAGTCAAGCCTGGAGCGACGATCGCGTCGACGCTGCCACCTGGGCGGAAGGGCCTGCAGATTTGCCGACTCAACGGCGGCCCGGGCTTCGTCAGTAACGCGCACTGGAACCACGAGCTGCAAGGCGGCGATGTGCTGGAGTGGCTCGAGTACCCTCGTGGCGGCGACGACTTCGGCGGCGTCCTCCAGTTTGCGATTACCTTCGCGGCCGGTGTCATCTCAGATAACCCGTACCTGATTGCGTTGGCCTTCGCTCAGTTCGCGGTCAACGTCTACAACCTGCCGGTGGGGATCGGCAACCGGCCGGATGAATTGCAGCAGTCGTCGCCCACCTACACGACTGGCATCAGCGGCAACCAAGCGCGGCTCTACAGCGTGATCCCGAAGGGATGCGGGCGGATGCAAACCTATCCGCCCTTCGCAGCGCAGGCCTACAGCGAGTTCAATGAGACCAATGACCAATACCTTTTCGTGCTGCTCGCCTTGGGCATCGGAAACTATCAGGTCGAGCGCACCCTGATCGACGACACCGACATCTCGCATTTCGCCGACGTCCTCACGCTGACCTATCTTCCGCCCGGCACGCCGCCGGCCGTGGTGAAAACCAACGTAATCAACTCCGCCGAGGTCGCCGGCCAGGAGATGCTGACGGGTCAAATAATCGGCGGCTTCGCAGCATGTGCGCCGCGCACTGTGGCCCAAGCCGTCGCGGTGGATGTCACCGGTCCGCGTGGCATTGGCTTTCAAAGCGACAGCGGGGAACTGGACCCGCTGGAAGTGAAATGGCAGGTGCAGATTCGCAGCCTCAACGAGTTCGGGACACCGCTGACGCCGTGGACGCTTCTCGCCAATGAGACCCGCACCGTCGCGGATCGCGAGGTGCAGAGATGGTCGGTGAAGTATGAGATCGACCCGCCGATCCGCCCAGAAATACGCGTCGTCAGAACCGATGTGAAGTCCACGAACGTGCGGTTTCTGAACGAGCTCGTTTGGGCTGGCATGCGGGCCTATCTCGATGGCGTTGCGGACTTGAACCCGAACGTGACGCACATCGAAGTAGTGATGAGGTCGAGTAAGCAGCTCAATGGCATCTCCCAGAACCGCATCAGCGTGATCTCGACAGCCATGGTCCCTGAAGTCCTGGCAGACGGGACGCGCGGTGCCGAGATTCCATCGCGGAACGCCGCAGATTCACTGGCTGACCTGTGGTTGTCGACAACGTGGGGCGAGGGGCTCGATATCAGTCAGGTTGACATGGCGACGCTCTACAAATACCGCCAGATTTGGGAGGCTCGTCAGGATCGATTCGACTACAACTTCGATACCGCCATTGATGCTGATGCCGCAGCGCAGATCATCGCTGAGTCCGGCCGTGCCCGTGCTTTCCGTCGGGGCGGCGTCAGAACACTGGCACGTGATGAACTCGTGACTCTGCCTAGAACGGCGTTCACGACTCGCAACACGGTCCCCGGCTCGATGGCGACGAACGAGGACCTTCCCAAGATCGGAACCCCTGACGGGGTCATCGTCGAATACTGGGATAACCGGGCATGGAACTATGGGCAGCCGATAGAGTGCCCGTGCCCAGGGGTCGTCGATATGCTCAACCCAGTACGGTTGCGAAAAGCCGGCGTCACCGGCAAGACACATGCGAAGCGCGAAGGCCTCTACGAAGCTGCAAAGCTGGCCTATCGGAGACGAACGGTGTCCTGCACTACCGAAATGCAGGGCCGTATTCCAGCGTATGGCAGTGCTGTGCGCTGGCAATCCGAAGTGATGCGCACGCAATCCGGCGACGTCGTCTCATGGGATGCAATCGGTCTCGCCATGGGCCTCACGGAGTCGCCACAGTTCGGCAGCATTCCGCTGCAAATCGTGTTGCTTCGAGACGATGGCAGCGTCACAACCCCGGTCACGGTTTCCCAGGGCACCAGCGCAAACGAAGTGATCCTCTCCAGTGCGCCAGATTTCACGCCGATAACAGATGAAGGCATGCGGGAACGGACGCAGTACATCATGGGCGCCGTCGGTGTCGATGACTTCATCGTCAAGATCGCCGGAATCAGCGATGGTGGCAATCAGGACGGCGTCCAGCTGTATGACATTGCCGGATTTATCGACGACCCACGAGTGCACGCCGCCGACAACCCCTATCTGCCGAACCCGGGCGAGACGCAGGACCCAATCGATACCAGCCCAGGCGAGCCCGGCGGCGGCACGCAGCCGGTGCCGAACCTGAATACCCAGTTCTTCCTCGGCATCAACAACACCAACACGACCCCCGTTGAAGCGAAGTACACGCTCAAGAATACGGGCGAGGCTGTCGGCTCACAGATCGGTGACACGCTCCCGCAGACCTTCAGCCTGGCGCCAAACTGGCTCTTCGAGCAGCCCGTGGGCACCGACATAACATCCCAGTTCGAAGTGCGCTTCACCTACCTGTCGGGGTTTGGTCCCGTGGCCGACGGCACTTTCGACACCTGGATGACCCTCGACGTCGACCGGTTCGTCCGTCTCTATGCTGACGAGCCCACCATCGCGCCGGATGCCGAAATCTTCTTCAGGGTCGAGATCAGAGACATCGCAACCTTGACGCTGCAGGCGCAGACGACAATTCACCTGCAAGTCAACTACGTCCCGGACTAAATCATGAGCCAGTTCACGAACTACGCCGAGAACAAGATCGTCGACTTCATCCGGGGGCAGGGGCTGACGTTGCCCACGGACTGGCACATCGGCCTACTCTCGGCTGCCAGTGATTCGGCCTATACCGAACTGCTGACCAGCGACTACGGCCGGCAACCGGTGGCCCGATCGCTTGCCGCGTGGGCCGGCACGCAGTCACCGGGCAGCACGCTCGCCAGCAGCGGCACCAGCCATGCGACGAGCAACAACGGCGCCATAGACTTTGGCACCGGCTTGGACGGCACGGCCAATTACTTCGGCATCTTCGATGCGTCTACCGGCGGCAATCTCTGGGCCTACATTCCGCTCACAGCGCCTCAGGACATCAGCCCGCCCGACTCGGTGTCATTCGATCCCGGGACGCTTGCGATGACGTTAGGGCTCAGCGGCGGCACAAGTGACTATCTTTCGAACAAGCTGATCGACCTCCTCTTCCGCGGCCAGGCCTACACATGGCCGGCGACAACATACGCGGCCTACTCAACAACGATGCCAACGAACTCGACCCCTGGAACCGAGCCCAGCGGCGGTTACTTGCGAACTGCGATCGCCTCGACGCTAACCGCTTGGTCGGCGACGCAAGGCGGCACAGCGGCGAGCTCGGGGACCAGCGGCCGCACCGCGAACCTGGCTCCATTGCTCGCGCCGGTGCCCTCTGCTGATCAAGGTGACATCGTCGGGATGATGCTGTTCGATGCCGCCAGCCTCGGGAATATGCTCTTCTGGGGCCCTATGCTGGTCGGTGGTGTCGCTACCCCGGTAACCGTCAACGCAAGCGGCGACGCGCCGGGATGGGATACCGGAGGCTTCGGTTTGAACGTTAGATAAGTGACAATGCCGGCAGCTTTTGGAGCACACCATGCAAGCAGCCGGCGCGATCATCGTCTTCCTTCTCATCCTCGCCGCAGCTGCCTGGTTTTTCAGATCGAAGTCCCCAGCGAAGACGCCCGACACGGAAGCGGATCCAGCGTTCATTGAAACCGGGTCCGGTGCGCCAGAAGGCGGCACCCCGGCGGCGCCCCCTGAACCTCCAGGCGATGATCCGGCGACGCAGGACACGGGCGGCGGCCCACCGGTGAAGCCGAAGTGAAGCATCAGAAGCTGGCGCTCGTCATGCTGGTCACCGGCCTCCTCCTCAGCTATTCGTGGCAGTGGGTGCCGGTTCAGTACAGCGGCGAGGCCTTCTCGATCGTTACCAGCCTCCATGTGATCGTCGTGCTCTACATCATCGGGATGACGTTCACGTCGCCCGAGGTGCTGGCCGTGGTCGCGCTGCTGATCATGTTCAAACTGACGGTGATCACGTGCAATGCGTGGTACATCGTCGACCCCTGGGAAGTGCGGCCAGGTGAAGCCCTGTGCTCGGCGCGCCTGAACATGCCGCTCGGCTTCATCGGTCTTGGGCTCGGGGTGCTTTTGGCGGCCAGGATTGCAAGAGGGAGAAAAAAATGACGGATGTCCTCACCACGGCGGCGGTGTGCATCGGGACCGGCACCTTCGGGGCGATGTTCTGTGCGACCTTCGGGTTCGATCCGACGCTTCTCGCCGGCGGCCTGCTCGGCGGCTTCATGGGCTGCCTCATCGTGCAAACCCTCATCCC